TATTTCTTATGTCCATGAATTAAATTATTAACATCGTCTGATATTCTATCCAACGGTTTAAATAAATCTGGATTAATACCGTGAGGAACATAAGTAATTTGCCAATCTTTTAATGGATTAAATGTTACCTTATCGGTTCGTTTACCGACACGATGAACAATACCATATGTTTGTTTAGATATACAACCTAACCAATCACAAGATTCGTAAAAATCTCTATTGTATTGTGGGTCAGGTAAATCATCCCAAATATGATAAAATAAAATTGGTGTATGTTGTCTAATTTCATGTTCATTATCATACAACCATTGCCAATAATGAGGGTCAGTAAAATGTAAAATAGCGTCAGGTTTTTCTTCAGCAATTAATTTACGAAGAATTCCCATATCACCATATCCATTATAGGGTATTATTTTTAAATAGGCGTCCTTAACACCGGTTCTTGCTCTAACATCATCATTAACATCAACAGTTTTACCAAACTCAGGATGTTTTATTGCTGCACCCAATTGAACCCAATCGTATTTGTGTAACGTACCTAACACAATTTCTTTTGACATCGTGGCAATACCAGATGTCATTCTTAAATCGTCAGATAATAAAAGTATTTTTTTCTTCATATTAGTATTTGGATCCACTTACTGACAAATCAGTATAGTTGTTTATTTTATTTCTATAGGATTCATCTTTTATGTATAAATCCAAAGACCTATTAACCAATTTTTGTAAATTAATATTACCATCTATTGCGTTAATTTTAAATTTTTTGTAGATACCTTCTAAGATATGAACACTTGTTAATTTTTTTTCTACTATCATATTCAAATATATATTTATTTATTGATATATTACATTGGTTAAAAAATATCGTCGATTAAGACGATACTTCCATAAATCGTTCATATGAACGATACTATTGATTATTTAAACGGTCAATAATAACCTCAATTTGAGGATTACCATTGGTTTGTTCTGGAGCTGGCGCGGGTTGGGTAACAACTGGCGTTCCTGATTCAGTTAATGTTATTGTTGATACTGCAGCTTGTGCTGAAGAATTTTGTTTGTTTTGCTTGCACCCACATCCCATAGTGATTCTTTTTTTATAAATATTTTGGTTTATTGTTTTTTATTTCCTATATTTTACTAAAGTATACAAAAAAAATATTAAAAAACAAATGGAAAAAGACTTTAAACCTGTAAAAAGTGTACATAATTCAAATTATGACGCAATTAAAAACATTATGGAACTTTATAAAATCGAAAGATTTGATTTAGATTGTACATATTCTAAGGGTGCATTTTGGAAAGACCTACCTGGCCCCGTTCATAAGTCTGATTTGTTACCAATAAATGACACGGTAATTGGTGCCAGTTCTGAAGATTTACCATTTCCCGATGGTTCTATGTCGAGTATAATGTACGACCCACCATTTGTTATAGCTGGTGCAACATATAAAAACAATAAAGAGGGGAGTTCTATAATTTCTAAGAGATTTGAGGGATATACCAATTATGATGATTTGATGAAAAATTACTTTAATACCCTAAAAGAACTATATAGAGTGTCCGTAAAAGATGGATTAGTTGTGATGAAATGTCAAGACACGGTATCGGGAGGTAAAAATCATTTTACACATTCTATGATAATGAATATGGCAATGGAAATTGGGTTTTATCCTAAGGATTTATTTATTTTAGTGTCTAATGTAAGAATTAACAGTTTTGGAACAAAATGGACCAAACAAGAACACGCGCGGAAGTATCACAGTTATTTCATTATTTTACAAAAAACTAAACCTAAAGTTAAATACGATTATAAAAAATTCATTAATTAAATATTTATATAAAAGGTTTTACTAATGAATATTAAGAAAAATAGATATAAAAACCCAACATCTTGTGTCTATAAAATCGTAGTTAAAAATTATCTCTATATTGGAAGTACCGCTATTTTTTCAAAAAGAAAATACGAACATTTTTGGAAATTAAAGAAAAATATTCACCCTAATCAAATACTCCAAAATATTTTTAACAAATATGGTGAAAAAGAATTTATTTTTTCAATCGTGGAGGAAATTGAAGTTAATAAATTAATCGAAACGGAACAAAAATATATTGATTTATATAGGGATAATGATGATTTTAGATTAATTAATATTTTAACAACCGCAGGATCAAGTTTAGGTTACGTTTGTTCTGAAGAAACACGAGAAAAGAAAAGAATTTCAATGTTAGGTAAAAATAAAGGGAATAAGAGAAATGTTGACTTTTGTTTAGAACAATCAAAAAGACAAAAGGGTAGAATAATAACCGAAGAATGGAGACAAAAAATTTCATCTTCACTCAAAGGAAGAAAGGGTCCTAATAAACCAAAAAGATTTATTGAAATAAACAATAAAATTTATTCGTTTAAGGTCTTTTCTGAAATGGTTAATTGTGATGTTAGTACACTTTACCAAACAAAAAAGGAATACACCGAAAAAAAATATAATTGTAAAATTATTATTTTACAGGATTCTGAGGAGATCCCAAGTACATAGCCACTTTATCCCCTACTCTCCATCCATTTGACGTTCCTGCGGGAAATTCAATGACATGGTCACCGATACCTGTGTATTTAGGTGGATTCATTCGATGAGAATCCTCAACTGGACAATTTGAATGAATGTGGTTGATTCGATTATTAAGAACAAAAATAATATCCAAAGGTAATAGACAGTTCTTCATCCAAAATGAATGGTGTCCCTTACCCATTTTAAAGACCATACAACCATCCAATGACTCACGACCCATCATACCCCTACGAATTTCTTCTGGGGTTGACAGATACTCTGCATTGAAGGTTTTATTATTAATATGAACAGACATAACTATAATTATTTGGAATTATAAAAATAAATCATTATATTTGAATTATGAATAGTATATTTGACGGTTTGTTGGAATTTCCATCACAAAATGATTTCGATTCTTTCGTGGAGTCTATGGATAAAAACAGCGCAATTAAAATGATTGAACTCTCAATCATTACCAATCAACAAAAAGGTGTGTATTCCTTAGAGGAGTCTCACATATTATATAAATGTTTAATTAAATTAAAAGAAAATGCAAATCAAAATCAGGGAGATAGTATACATAATGATGATACTAACGGGGATATTAATTGAAAAATACGGAATTAAAAACGCCAATCCAGAATTAGTAAAATATTTTGGTTGGGGGGCAATTAGTTTAGGTTCATTTAACTTGGTATTAGACTACCTTAGAAAACCTAAAAAGAAATAATGTACGTTAAACAAACCATAATATATGTTATTATAATAATGATAGCATCAATATGGATAACATATGATTTAATAAAACATAAAAAAAAATAATATGGCAAAGTACACCAAAAAATGGGACAAGGAGTTTACTAAAAAGTACTCCAATTGTCTAAAAGAATTAGAGTCTCTTGAGAGAGAATTTAAAACTATGGTTGAGGATAATCCAGATAATTATATATCCGTTTATCCTGAAACATCGAACATTGAGTTAGGAGAAGAAAATGGTTTTTACATTTATGATTGTGGTAATGATGCTGACCCCCATGTTGACATTCAATTATCAAGTACAATTGGTTCTTTTAATTTTACATTTAGTGATGTGAAAAAACTTATTGAGTTTAGAGATGAATTAATGAAGGCGATTGACACATTTAAAAGACCATTAGAAAAAGAAAAAAACATCATCGACTCAGATTGTGATGAGGATTTACCAGAAGATACTGAAGAAACAGAATGGGAAATTAAAGCCGAACAACCATTAGTGCAATCATGGACGTATACTGTTATGGCTAAAAGTGCTTGTGAAGCAATAAAGAAAATAGAAGAAGGAGAAGAAGATGGTGTAACAAATAACGATGATAATGAATATTACGATTACGGTGATATTGAATATGAAGCAATTTAAAAATTAACAAATATGAGCAAAGTAAAAATTTCAACAGAAAAGGGTGATATGATTGTGGAGTTATATGATAACGAAACACCAATCACAACAAATAATTTTAAAGATTTAATCGGTAAAGGATTTTACAATGGATTAAATTTCCATAGAGTAATTCCAAACTTCGTAATCCAAGGGGGATGTCCAAATGGAAGAGGTGATGGTGGACCTGGACATAATATTCCTTGTGAAGTAAATGCTGATAAACAATATCATGATAGAGGAGTTTTATCAATGGCACACGCGGGAAGAGACACAGGAGGTTCACAATTCTTTATTTGCCATAGTCGTGATAACACATCACACTTAGATAAAAACCACACTTGTTTTGGTAAAGTAATTGAAGGGTTAGATGTTATCGATTTAATTCAACAAGGAAGTAGAATTAATACAATAGAGTTAATATAATGGTCAATTATTTACTTATTTTATTTTTTCAAATTATGTTTAATGTCTTCAAAGTTATGGAGATAAAATTCACATATGAAAATAATATTAAAAGTTTGTTAGTTAATAGTTTTTGGATAAGTCTTGTTTCATTGGGTGCAACCTACTACTCATTGGATGGTTTATTCAAAGGTGATTACTTAGGAGTTGTATTTTATATTGCAGGAAGTATCATTGGTAAATGGTTTGCCATGTCTCATTATGAATCAATCAAAGATAAATTAAAACCATTCTTTAAGAAAAATGAAAAAGAAATATTATAAAGATTTTTTTATTTATAAAAAGAAACATCATTGGTTTATTATACCAACAATAGTTTTCTTTTATAATAAAACTGAGTTTCTTGAGACAGGTGTAACATCACCATCTTGGGGGTTGACTATTAGATGGTTAACATATATGATTGGAGTACAAATACAAGAATCGTATTAACAATAACATTCAATGGGAAATAAAGATAGAAGTATATTAGTAGTTGGAGCATTCGTCTCTTTATTTGGAGTTATGGTTTCGTTAATGTATTTTAACGATAAACCAAATGTTGTGATAACAACAAACATATGTAAGGAAGATTCATTACAAAACGTAATCAATGAATTACAAATGGAATTGAAAATACAATCAGATGGTTTTGATTCTAAAGAAAAAAGATATGAAGAGATTTTATTTGAATATAAATGGGGAGTGGATTATTTAAAATATTATCATACTCAAGCATATAGAGATTTTCATAGAATATTATCACATAAAGAAATTTACAATAGAAGCGACGAACAAGAAAACATAAAAAGATTAGAAAAACCAAAATGGTAAGTATGAATACATTGGATTCAAAATATCAAGATTTATTACAAGATATTTTAGATAATGGAGTAAAAAAAACGGATAGAACTGGTACTGGTACAATTTCAGTATTTGGTAGACAGATTAGACATAAGATGTCACAGGGGTTTCCTTTGTTAACCACAAAAAAGATGGCGTGGAACACAATGGTAACTGAATTAATATGGTTCCTTCGTGGAGACACAAATATCAAATACCTTTTAGAAAATGGTTGTCATATATGGACTGGTGATGCTTATAAACATTACAGAGAAACTAAAGAAATAAAAAAACAATATGATAATTGTGGGGATGTTGCAGATATAAAAGAATTCGAAGAATTGATTCTCCAAGATGATGATTTTGCAAAAGAGTTTGGTGAGTTAGGACCAATATATGGTAAGCAATGGAGACAATGGGGTGGTTTACAAGACATAACAGATGATAATAAACCAATTTATTTAGACCAAATATCAAATCTAATTAAAGACCTCAAAACAAATCCAGATAGTAGAAGGTTAATGGTCTCAGCTTGGAATGTTGGCGAATTAAACAAAATGGTTTTACCACCATGTCATTACGGATTTCAAGTTTATACTAGAAAGTTAACGGGAGAAGAGATGTGGGACTTATTAAAAAAGAAAGTCGGTGAAGAAAAATTTAAATCAATGGTTGACGATATAGTTCCATTTGGTGGTGGATTGAGTGAAGAATTAGAATCATGTAAAATACCTAAACGAGCAATATCATTAATGTGGAATCAAAGATCTGTGGACACATTCTTAGGTTTACCATTTAACATTGCATCATATGGTTTGTTATTAGAGATTCTTGCCAGGGAAGTTAATATGATGCCAGAAGACTTAATAGGTAACTTAGGTGATGTTCATCTATATTCTAATCATATTGAACAAGCTAAAGAACAAATCGGTAGAGAACCATATAAGAACTTACCCACGTTAAAATTTAGTCCTATACAATTGGCACATTTTGAGCATCATATGGACACATTTGAACACCATATAAAAGAATCCCAACCATATCAATTCATAATCGATGGATACGAATCACATCCATCTATAAAAGCCCCACTATCGAACTAGTATGTTTATTCATATTACCCCTGACGAATTAGAAGAAGAATTTAGAGAGTCCTGGAAATTAGGACATATTATACACCCATCAATAGACTATGCAGATAATGCAATTTATGCTGTTTTTGAGGGTAAGTTGGTAACTGTGTTTAAGTTTAAAAAATATGGATGGTTTAATGACAACCGACAGAACACTTACAACGTAAGTTCTGGTTCAGCTGGAATAACCATCCATATTAAAATCCCATAAAAATTATCGGCCTTGGCCTCTGTATTTTTTAGGTTTTTGAGCCTTAGGACCCCAGCTCTTTTGAGCCTTCCCACTCTTTCTTTTACCAAAGGTAACTTTGATGGATGCGGCGGATTTACCACCTTTCGCTTTCGCCATAATATATATGATTTATATTAATAAGTATTTTCTAATTTTTTTTTCTATATTTGTGAACTAAACTATTAAACAATGGAGGATATTCTAACGCAAAGATTTAATTACGCATCCATTACCTTATATAGGAATTACTGTAAATTGGATGAAAAAAAACAGAATAGAACCACATTTAACGATGACTTAGATTTTTTAGACGAAGAAGACGATTTTTTTGTGGTTAAGAATACGTCAGGTGGATTTATAAGAAACCCGTCGATTGGTAAAATTGTAACAATCCCACCAAAAACAAACAACAAAAAGACTAGGTTTTTTTATAGTGGGTCAAATTTGGAAGAAAGACTCCAATTAAATTATGCTATGGGTAAAAACCATAGTTTTGATACTAGTGATGATAGACATATCAAACAACATTTTAATAATCCATTTAGTGAAATAAGTGTCAATACCGTTGAAAGGTCAATAAGAAGACACGGTGATAAAATAACATTAAAACTTTATCGACACACCAAATACAGAGGGTTTAATTCAATATATT